GAGAGTTTGGAGTTGTTGCCGCCCGTTATCTCCACATGCAGGGTCTTGGCCACTGCGCCGTACACCATATAGGAGATGGGGTAGCCCTTATCCTTATACGTTGATGCCAGTATCGGTGTCTGCCAGTTCTGTTGGCAGGCAATATCAAGGCTGGTCTTGGTGATAGACGAACCGATAGCTACATAGGTAGAGGTCGCAGTCTTCATCTCGCCGCTATCGTCTATGTAGCTCACCGTGGCTCTCACCCTCAACTGTTGCTTGCCGCTCACAAGACAGTCGCCTATCTCCACCGCCGTGTAGTTGTTCGTGTCGGCATAGTCGGTGCTTGTCAGCACGTCGGTGCGCGTCGCTACCGTTGTCCAGTCCGAGTTCGATGTCTTGCGCTGAATGATGAGCGTGCCGGGGCTGCCCAAGTTCAACCGCTCGCCGTTGCTGTTCCGCACTGCGGCAAACCGCAGGTTCACCGTCAACGCACTGCCGCTCACCACCATGTCGTTGCCCGACAGTATGTCCGACCACAGATAGGCGTTATACGAGTCGCCCTTCAACGTGCTTATCGGCAACGCCTCGTTCACAAGCAGCAGGCCCGCGTTGCCCACGGGGTCGGCCATATACTCGGTCTTCGCATCTTCTGTCGCAAAGCCCCACAAGTGATAAAAGTTGCTGTCGTCAACACTCGGCGACCAGCACCAGTAGCCCACTTTGGCGTTGAACTGTGCCTTTATAAAATCTTGCACGGCCTGTCCCGAAAAGGGCAGACCGCTCGCTACATCGTTCGCCCAGTCTTCCGAGAGCGACTTGATGCCGTTGGGTGAAATCCTTTTTGCCATATATTTTGTATTATTCGTTATACATTATTTACCGTTGTTCCAAGCGTCAGTGTTGCTCCACGGCTTGTCGTTGCTCCAATAGCCCGAGCCGAAGCAGGAGGCCACAGCCTCCCACACCAGCTTCGCACCGAGATACACCGCAAGCACTACATTCCGGCCCACATACCGAGCCGAGAGTTCCCGTCCGTTCTTGTATATCATCCGTCAGTCCTCCTCTATCACGTTATAATATGTGTCCGCATCCACCGTCCCTGCTTCCACCATTGCGTCATATTCCTCTTGCGTCAGCGTCACCTGCTTCGGCGTGAGTGCCGTCATCGTGGTGCCGTTCCAGCGGTAGGGCGTGTTCGTCGTGGTGTCTATGTATATCTTGCCCGCGTAGGGTGCGTCGTCGGCCGATGTCTTGTAGCGCAGCCACTCGCCCCACGCCTTGTAGTAGGTGCGCGTGCCTATCACTCCGCCGCCGCTCACCGCGTAGGCGTAGAAGCTTTTGGCCGCAGTGTCAAAGACCACCCCCGCAGGCTGCGCCACCGACTGGTCAAGGGCCGTCACTCCGCTCACCGTGCCGGCAAACTCCAACACCTCAAACGCACTGTCGGGCATATTCTCCAACGGCACCTTCAGGTCATCGTCAAGCGCGGCTATGCCGCAGGCCTCGCCCTTCGTCGCAGCCAGCGCGGCCACATCGCTCTGCGCCTTGTCGGCAGAGGCTTGCGCCTTGTCGGCGGCACTCTGCGCGGCAACTACATCGCCTTCTATCTCATCCAGGCGGGTCTGCAACGAGGCCGGTATGTCTTCTGCCCAGTCGCTCCACGTCCCCTTGTCGTTCTTCAAGTGGGGCGAGCTTATGTTATACGACCGCCAGTAACGCGTCACCGCACCGTCGTCGTGGCTCGCAAAGTCCAGCACGCCGTCACTGTTCATCGTGTAGTGCGTCGTCAGCACCTCAGTCAGCTGGTGCCCGGCATTGTCCGAGAATATGTCCAACACTCCCACGTTCAACACACTGCGGTAGGTCAGCGTCCAACGCGAGTGCAGCATGTCCTTCGCCATGGCAAGGGCATCCTCAACGCTCCCCGGCACCGTGTCAATGGCCGTCACGTCTATCCGCCCCACCACACCTTCGGCAAGCGTCTGCAACGCCGCGTCGGCATCACTGCGAGCAGCGGCCTCCGCAGCAATCTTCGCCTCATAGTCTATTATGGTGTTCATGTTGCCCACTTGCAGCCATGCCGCCGCGCCCGTGCCTTTCTGCCAGGCATATATGTTGCCGCTCTCGGCCTGCGCCGTGTTCGTCGCGTCATACACCACCACCAGCTGCCCGTATCGCAGTGCCTTGCCGTTCGTGCCCACCGGTGCTTCGCCTTCGGCCGTCATCGCCGCATAGGTCTTGTATATGCATCTTATGCCCAGCCCGTCCATGTTCTGTTCCATGTCGGCCACATAGGCCAGCGTGTCGGCGTGCAGTCCGCCCACTTCTTCGGGCGTTATGCTGTCGGTCTCGGTCTTCTTGCGCAGCTCATCGGCGCGCTTTTGCAAATTGTATATCGTGTCCATGGTTCGCTTTTATTTCGGCAGTTCAAATATCATCTTCACTCTCAGCCCCGACGCGCTCACTATGTCGTCAAACGGCAACTCCACGTCTGCCGTCACGGTGTTTTCTGCGCAGGTCAGTGTGAAGGCCGTCACCCCGTTTTCGGTGTCGGCAAAGGCCGTCGTGGGTGTCACAAACTTCTTGTCCCGTGCGCCGGGCAGTGTCTCTTGCGAGTAAAAAAGGGCCACACTTCCCGTCAGTGTCGCGGTGTTCGTGCTCTTTATGTCTATCTTGTAGCGGTAGGCATCGGTCAGTTCCTTCACCGCCACCGTGCCCGAGTAGTCGTTCATAAAGTTCACATTCAACTGGCGGTAGTCTGCTTCTTCTTTTATTCCTATCGCCTTGCGCACAAGGTCGGCCATCACCGGCAGGTCGAACACCACATAGCTTTCTGCCGCACCGCTGTTGTCGATGCTCAAGTAGGCTTCCGTCTTCACGGCGCATGCCCGTGTCTGTCCGTCTTCAAAGGTGCGGGTGTCGGTCTCGGTACGCTTTATGCACAAATACAGCGTCTCATCCCACGAGTCCACCGTCAGTGTCGTGTCGGCCCATTCCACTATCTCGCCGTTCACCACAGCGGCATTGGCCAGCATCTTCATCTTTTTGCCTTCTTCGTCGGCCACCTCGCCTTTCTGTGCATGCAGCAGATACGCGCTTTCGCTGCCGGTCAGTGCCGCCAGCAACAGTGCCATGCCCTGTACGTCGTTGGTTTGCAGCGTTTCAAGGTCATCCAGATACACGGGCTGTCCGCCCTCGTTGCATTTCAGTCTATTCATAGTCGTATAGTTCTATGCGGTATGTCCGTCCCGCGGGTTTATAATAGTTCAGCAATATCTTTATGTCTCTCAAATAGCGGCCGCCGTATCGGTCTTCTGCACTGTCTGTCGAGGTGCAGAGAAATGTCGGCACCCACACCGTGAAACTGTCCTTATACGATGCTTCGCCGCGCTTCTTCATCACCGTGCTTTTCTCTGTCGCCTTCCATAGCGTGGCAGGTTCTTGCCCGTCAGTCTTCAAATACCAGAAGGTGCGGTCATCTTCGCCGCCGTCTTCTATCCTTATCTGCCCGTCGGTCAGAAAGAAGGCATCGTTCAGTGCCTTTTCCATGCTCGCCACGTTGGCCGTAGTGCCCAGCCGTCGGTTGGAGTTCTTGCGCCGCGCCGTCAACATGTTATATGTGTATCTCACTGGCAGCGTCAGCACTCGCAGTAGGGACACCGTCAGGCCGCCGCGCAGCATCGGTGGCAACAGTCCCACCGCCAGCTTCAATATGTCAGTCTTCCACCACATAGCTTATCGAGTTTTCAAGTCCTTCTGCCGTCAGACTTCCGCCTGCGGCCGTATAGTTGTTGCCGCTCACCGTGCTCCACGTCTCCGAGGTCGAGGCCTTGTATTTGCAGTCGCCCAGCTCCACGTCTTCCACACCGTCCACGGCTTGTATCGCGTCCACCAGCTTCGTCTTGTTGAACGTGCCGCCATACACTATGTTTTTCAGGTAGCTCTCTATGGCCGCGTCCACGGGGCGCGTGCCGCCGCTTATCAGTGCGCCGCTGCTGTCTATCACCAGCGGGTCCACCCACACCTTGGCGGCTATCGTCATGCGGTCGGCGGCTTGCGAACGTATGTTCAGCACAATGCCCGCCACCTTCACCCTGTTCATATACTGTTTGAACGCCGATAGAACGCTGTCCGAAAGAGGCACCGGACTGTCATCCTTTTCGCCGCTCACCAGTATCTCCACGCTCGTGCCGCGGTCTCTCACGGCGGCATATTTCACCACCTGCTTCTTTTCGTCTTCCTTCGCATAGCCGTAGCTCTGCGTATCGTCGAAGAACACCAGACCGTCGCCCAATTGGAACGCGCGTGCCATTTTGTAATACCACGGCACGCTGGCCACCACTGCGCTTGCCATTTGGTTCTCCACTTCCTTCACCCATCGTTCCGTCAGGGTCTCCACCACATGGCAGCAGGCGGCCACCACATACAGCAGAATGTTCTCCACGCTCACCGTTGAGAAACTCTCCGCCCATGTCGCGCCGCTCTCTATCCCATACAGTTCCCTGATGTCCGCATCTGCCATGAAGGCATCTGTCATTGTCTTCTTGATCTCTGCTATTGTTCGTGCCATATCGGTTTTTGGTTATCTGTCCGTACTTGTCGCTATCGCCAGACTGCGGTTGATGCTTTGCAGGATCACCCGTTCCAGTTCGCCCGTGTCGGTCTTGTCGGCCATCGTCACGGTCATGTTCTCTATCAGTTTGCCGATGTTCACCGTGATCTGCGTGTTTCGGGTGCCGCCCGTGGCCAGTGCCTCTGCGGCTTTGCTTCCGCCACCGCCCTTGCCGCCACTGGGCGCACCACTGCCTCCGCCGGTGCCTCCGCTCAGCGCATACCCGCCACTGCCTTTCAGTCCGGGTTGGGTGATGGTGCTGCTCTTGTCCTTCTTGTCCTTGGCGGCTTGCTTGGCATCCTCTTCGGCCTTGCGCTTGGCATAGTCGGCAGTGATGCCCTTGCTCAGTTCCTTCACCGCACCCACGGCTTTCTCTGCGCTTGTGATGCCGGTCAGGTCTTTTACGCCGTCCACGGCCGAGGCCCATGCGCCCTTGAAGTCACCACTGAATAGTTTGGCCAGGGCATCACCCAGTTTGCCGATGCCGCTCATAAAGGTCTTGATGCGGTCGATGAGGTAGTCCTTGATGATGTTGCCCAGACCTTTCAGCACGTCCCACATCGTCTTGATGAAGGCTCTGAATCCGGCAAACTTGTTCCAGCACGCCACCACGGCCACCGTCAGTGCGGCCACCACGGCGGCCACCAGCACAAAGGGGTTCATCGCCATCACGGCGTTCAGCACGGCCTGCGCCGCACTCCATGCGGTGGTGGCCATCGTCACGCCTTGCGTCACCAGGGCATAGGCGGCAGTCGCTATCCTTGCCCCGTTGAGCACCACGGCGGCGGCTCCCACCGCTCCGGCCACGATGCCTATCACGTCGCTCCACTCCATGAAGAAGCCCACGACGCTCATCACCGCATTGGCCAGTCCCGAGAAGATGTCCACCGCCGCCAGTATGGCCGGCTGTATCTTCTCGTATATCGCCACGGCCTGTTGTTGTATCTGCCCGATGGCGGTGCTCCACTTGCCCGAGAGGGTCTGTGCGGTCGCGTCCATCATACCGTGGAATTGTCCGCCCTCTTGTGTGGCGTGGGCTATGGCTGCCGCCACGTCCTCGGTCTTGATGCCGCCCTTGCTCATCACCGTCTGCAGTTCCTCATAACTCTTGCCCGTCATCGCCGCCAGTTCCTTCAGCGGGTTAAATCCGGCGTTGATAAACTGCATCAGGTCCTGCCCCGACATCTTGGTGGCTGCGCTCACCTGACCAAACACCAGGGCGAGCGAGTCCAGTTTTTGAGAGTCGCCCATCGAGATGTCACCGAGTTGCTTCAAGGTGGTCATCACCCCGTCGCTCTTCACGCCGAAGTTGAGCATCGTCTGTGCCGCCTTTTCCAAGTCGAGTTTGGTGAAGGGTGTTGCGGCGGCAAAGTCGTTGATTTGGTTCAGCACCTCGGCGGCTTTCTGCTCGTCGCCCACCAGCACCCGGAAGGCGGTGCTCGTCATCTCGGCCTGTGCGCCAAGTTTGGTGATAGCACCTATGCCGGCTCCGATGATGGTGTAGGGGTTCATCAGAAAGTCCATGCCGGGCAGACTCGTCAACTGGCTCTTGAAGTTCTCCAGCGAGAACGCCTCGCGCAGTTTTGCCTTCACCCCGTCGGCCCGTTGTCTGATGACATCCAGTTGTTGGGTGGTCTGCCTCGCCACGCTCAGCACGTTGCCTTCCGAGGCTTGCAGCTTGATGAGAAATTTCAGTACGTTATCCATTGGCTTTGCTTTCTTGTTTGCGGATGTCGATGAGGTAGGCTATTGTCCATGCCCACTCCTCGTCGCTCAGTGTCCACGGGTCCAGGTGCATGTAGTAGCGCAGCAGCGTGTCCATATACAGCACGTTGGGCATCGCGTCATCCTCCGAGCCTGGCACATCGGCATCCGTCAGAGCTTTTTTATCTCGGCCTCCTTCACGGCCAGCACGGCTTCCATCTTGTTCACCACTGCCATGAAGAGGTCGTCGCGGGTCTGTATCTCCTCGTCACCGGCCACCCACAGTTGTTTGAGCATCACCTCGCTCAGTTTTATCGGGTCTTTCACCACGCTGGCATAACTCAGGTCGCGGCGTGTCGGCTTGTGCAGTATACAACTCTTGCCCTCCACGCTTATCTCAAACAACTCGCCCCATTTGGCCTTCCACTCACCTGCTTGTTCCTTTGTGTACTTCATCTTGTTTCTTGGTTTTAGTGTGGGGATTGAACGGTGTTCAGCCGCCGTTCAATCCCCGGTTGTTATCCTTTCAATCTTCTTACACTGACTTTTGGTTCAGATAGATGAAGGGCAGACTCTTCTCCTGGAATTTGTCGCCCTGCTTCCATTCCGTCGTGTCTTCGGTGATTTCCGCACCCACGAGTATGTCGGTCGTGATCACGTCGCCCTGCGTCGGGTTGCCATACGACACCACGATATTGAACGACCCGTCAAGCACGTCGCCGCCACAGGCTTCCCTGAGGGCCACATACTCGCTTTGCAGCAGGGTCAGTTCGCCGTCATAGGTCTTGTTGCCCCGCTGTATGGCGTAGGGCTTGTTGCCCTTGGCGTGCACCAGTTCCTTCTCTTGCTTCGAGCCGTACTTCACACCGCGAAGGCCCGTCACCGTGCGGCCGGCCACCACCACGTTCACGTCGGCCCATTCATATTCTCTTGTATTCTTCATTGCTCTTTGTCTTTTTAGAGGTTAGTTCGTACTGACGTTAAAACCCAAGTTCACGTCGATGTATCTCGCGTATCCGCGGGGCTGCACCTTCAGTGTCACCACCACCTTGCTCGTCGAGATGAGGTTCTGCGTCTCGTCCACATACACCTCCGCACCCGAACCGTCGGCATCGGTGCTCAGTTCGCCGCTGGCGGTCATCTGTTGGTTGATGGCGTTCTCTACCGTCTGTTGCCAACTCTTGGCCACTGCGGTCTGTATCGTGCCGTCGGTGTTGCATTCTATGTCATCCAGCAGCATGTCGAGCATCGTGTCGTAGGCTATGCGGTACGCCTTGTCTATCACCCGTCGGTTGGCCAGCGTAGCATAGTCCTCGGTCGGGTCGGTAGCCATGGGGTCGTCGGCGAAGTAGTAGCCGCTGCGGCCTACATGCTTCCGCGGCACGATGTAGCCCTTGCCGTGAGCGTCGCTCACCGCGCTTTGGCTCTCGTCTATCTTCTTTGTGCCGAGCCACATCGTCACGGGGGCCAGTGCTCCGTCCTTCACGCGGCCGATGTTCCTTTGCACGCCGATGCTCGCCACACGGCCCAGCAACGTGCCGACGCATGCGCCCGCACCGCCGCTCACCGTGTCGCCAACCACCACGCAGCAGCGGTTATACTGCATCTGCGTCAGGTCGGGCAGGGTGGTCTTGCCGTCGTAGCCCTTGTATTCCATGGCCACAAACAGCGGGGCGTAGAGTTCCGTCGTGGCCCACTCGGCGGTCTGCTGGGCATTGGCAAGCACGGTCACAAGGTCGTCGTCGGCCATATTGCAGAGGCCCACACCGCGCAGACGGCCGTTCTCCTTGGTGATGAGGTCGCGCAGACTGGGGGCGGTGGCCGCCGTGTAGTCGCATATCTCCGAGGGCTTGGCCGTAGCCGGCACGCCATACACCACCACCTTAGTGCCGCTCTCGGCCTCGTCGTAGAAGGCTTTGAGGTGCTGGTAGAGGGCGGCATTGTTCTCTGCCGTGATGCCCAACTCGGCCACATCGTCCATGCTCGTCACGTCATACGGCGTGCCCGTCGCGAAACTCTCGCCCACGGCCACTGCCCCGCACACGATGGCGGTCAGCCCGTCGGCACTCTCGCCCACGGTGCCCAGTTGGCCGTTCAGAAATTGTATCTTTACTCTGGGTAGTTCCATTTCTTGTCGTTTTTAGAGGTTTGGTTGAAGAAAGACCCGACACGCCCCGCCTTGGGGTGTGCCCTCGGGGTGCATGCCGGGTCTGACGAATATATATAGTGAGTGAAACAGAAGTCCTTACTCGCTCAAGAGCACCACGCCCTTTTTGTCGTAGCGGCGCAAGGCTCCGCCCGTACGCAGCAGGAACGAGTAGATGTCGCCGTAGTACAATGGGTTGTCGGTGGAGTCAAACATCTTGATCTCGCCTATCGCGCGGCTCACGCAGCCCTGCTGCCATGCCAGTGCGGCGGCCACCTCGGTGGCCACACCCTCGGCATCCCACTTCACCACTGCACCGTCGTTCAGGCGCAACACTCTCGAGCGCATCATGATGTCGAAACCGTACAGTCTGCCCAGCACGCCGCCCTGCGCGTTGGCACTGGCCAGATATGCGCTCAGTTCCTTGTCCGTCAGGTCGGTCAGAAGGTCGTTGTACATGCTTGCGTCCAGCAGCAGGTAGCGGCCCTCCAAGGGCACGTCGTCTACGTTGAACTTGGTGGCTATCTTCAGTACGTCGCCCTTGGTGATCTTCTTTCGTGTGCCGGTGGCGGTCGTTGAGGTGTGTGCCGTGGTAGCCTCGCCGCTGGTCTTGATGGTGGTGCCCACTTCGGCCCACTTGTACAGCAGGTTCTCCATGGCTGCCTTCTGCAACTGCTGGCGGTCGTTCATCAGCACGCTCTGTCGCTTGTCGTAACTCAGCTCCACCACGTCCACATTGGGGATGTGTATCGGGTTGGTCGTCAACTCGTCGATGTCGTAGGTCAGCTCGTTGTCGGTGCGCTGGTTCACGCTCGCGGGCTTCTGCGTGCGGTTGATCACCACGCCGCTCGGTGCGCCGGCATTCGGCACATGCACCGTCTTGTACGACACAAAGGCGCTGTCGTCCACCGAGTGTACGGCAAACGAGTCGTTCGGATAAAAGTTCTCCTGGATGGTGCTCAGCCAGATTTGTTTGTTTAGTGCCATATTCTTCTTGCTTTGTTGTTATGTTGTTTCTATTGGCCGTCTTCTATCTGCGCGCGGGGCTTACACGGCATACTCCACCCCGTACTTTTCTTTATACTTCGCTTGGAACAGTTCGGGGTTCTGCGCCTTCAGCGCACCCAACTGGTTGCTTCTGTCCAACTCATCCCAAGTCTTGTTCTCGAAACCGCTCTTCACACTTTCCTGGTACACGTCCTTTGCCATGGGTCCGGCCTTCGGGGCGGGCTTCATGCTGTCGATGAGCGATTCTGTGGCGGCGCGGTCGGCGGCCATGAGCTTCCGGTACTGCTCCTTCTGCTCAGCCTTGATCTTGCCCGAGGCTATCGCGCTGTCAAGATAGGTGTCCACCTCCTTGGCTTCCAGTTCGGCAATGCGGGCCTGATACTGGGCTATGGCTTGGGTCTGCGCCTCGGCTTTCGTCGCCTTGTTTTCCAACTCTTTGATGTGCGCCACTATCGACGCGTTGTCTTCCTTGTTCTCAAAACTCGGAAGTGCTTTGATGTCGTCTATCAATGCCATGTCTTTGTTGTTTTGTGGCTCTCTGAGCCGGTTATTGAAATATTGGTATATCTCTTCCTCATCCGAGGGCTGCGCCTCCGCGTCCGCCTCGCCCATGTCGTACAGACCGTCGGCAAGGCCCATCCTCACGCAGTCTTCTGCGTCTATCCAGTGGTCGCTCTCGTCGAAGTATTTCTGCCGCACCTCGTCGGCCTCCATACCCAGTCGCTTGGCTATCATCTCGCTCAGGTCCCTCTCCAGGGCCTCTATCTGGTCGGCGGTCTTCCTCAGGTCGCTCGCGTTGCCCCATGCGCCGCCGCTCACGCTGTGCAGCATCAGTTTGGCCCACGGGCTCATATACATCGGGCGGCCGCACAGGGCGATGATGGCGGCTATGCTCGCGGCCAAGCCGTCTACGTATATCGTTACGTCTGCCGCCATCTGACGGAGCGTGTTGTATATGGCCATGCCACTGAACACGTCGCCGCCCCTGCTGTTGATCCTTACGTCTATCTTGCCGTATGCCGCGTCGAGCGACATCAGTTCGCTCACCACCCGTGCGCTCTCCACCTTGTCACCGTCGCCGATGTCGCCGTAGAGCAGCACCGTGGCGCGCTCGTCTGTGGTCTGTATGTTGAGAAATGTCGTTGTCCGTTTCTTCATCGCTTGTCGATTTTTCGGCAAATTTAGCACGTCCGCATCCGTTTTTCCAAACCGTGTTTTTATCGTAGCGTTACCTGACGCTATCATAGCGTCAGCCGACGCTACCATGAAATTGCAGTTTCTTTTCACCGCCTTCCGCACGTTATCTTTGCATCACAATTCGCACGCTTATGTACACAATGGCATACTACATAGCGGTGGCCGACTACCACCTCGGCATGATAGACAAGGTCGAAATACACGCCTCTGTCGAACTCCTTGCCGACACTGCCGTCATCACGCTCCCGGCTGCTCAGTTCGGGCGCACCCTCGACGTGGAGTCACGGCTCCACCGGGGCGACCCTGTGCATATCTGGCTCGGCTACCGCGAGACGGACCTGCACTCCGAGTTTGTGGGCTACCTCCAGCGCATATCCACCGACGGGGGCAACATCGCCCTCCATTGCGAAGACGCGCTCTACGCCTTCCGCAAGGACATCCCCAACGAGGTCCTGCAAAACATCACCCTCGATGCGCTGCTCTCCCACATCATCCAGCAAGCAGGGTTGTCGTTTGATGTCTCCTGCTCCTACCAGTGGACCTATCAAAAATTTGTCATCAACAACGCCTCGGCCTACGATGTGCTCAAGAAGGTGCAAGAGGAGTGCGGGGCCGACATCTATATATCCGAGGGCACGCTCCACGTCCACCCTCCGGGCGAACTCCTCCGCGACACCGTCTACTACGACCTCCAGCGCAATGTCGAGAAGACCGACCTCACCTACCGACAGGCCGACGACAAGAAACTCTGCGTAGTGGTCAAGGCCAACATGCCCGACGGTACCGTGCGCGAGATAGAGGTGGGCACCACGGGCGGCGAGCGATTGGAAATAAAATCGCCCTCCACCGACACCGCCTCCATGCAACTGCGCGGCGAAATGGAACTCCGCCGACGCTGTTACGACGGCTACGAGGGCTCGCTCACCACATGGCTCGAGCCTTTCATTGCTCCGGCCTGCGCCGCCGCCGTCCACGATGCCGACTACACCTACAAGGACGGCACCTATTTCGTCACCGCCGTCACCACCGAGTTCTCTTCTGCCGGGGGCATCCGCAAGGTGCAACTTGGCTTCCGATTGAGTTAATATATTTCGATTATGACACGCAACGCTATACAACTACAATGGGCCGATGCCTCCTGCACCATCCTGCAGCCGGTCATCCGAAACCACCGGCTCGCCGTCGGCCCGGTTCTCCAGCAGAACCAGACGCTCATCCTCCTGCTCCACAAGGGCGAGGTCAAGGAAGCACCCTACACAGGCGTAGGCATCGCCGACATGCTCCTCGACCACGACCCCTTGCTCTGGCGCACCGAAATCAAGGAGCAACTCGCACTCGACCGACAGTCTGTCTCCTCAGTATCCATCACCACCGGCGGCATCGCCATCGATGCTTCCTACTAATCTCTCACCACTATGGACAAAAGCACAAAAGAATGGCTACAGTACGGCTCGGCTATCGCCATGCTCCTATCGGGCATCGTACTCACCTATATCGACTATTTCATCTCCCACAACATCCACGACAACGTGCTATGGTACGTCGCGCAATGTCTCATCTACGCCGGCTCTGTCTTCGGCGTAGCCATGGTCATTGCCACCAAGTTCGGGGAGATGCGCAACTATATCAACGATAAATTGAGTCACAATGAGAAAAATTGATTACATCGCCCTACACTGCACCGCTGGCAATCAGGCGGCCACCGTGGCCGACCTCCGCAAAGAGTTCCATGATGTCAAGCACTGGAAAAATCCGGGCTACCATTATGTCATCACCGCCGACGGCGTTATCCACCAACTCCTCGACGAGGCACAGGTCTCCAACGGAGTCAAGGGATACAACCACTGCGCCGTCAACGTGGCCTACACCGGCGGCATCGACCTTGCCACCCGCCGTGCCCTCGACAACCGCACCCCGGCACAACGCTCAGCCCTCCGCACCGTGGTCAAGATGCTGCACGCCAAATACCCCAAGGCCACTATCCTCGGCCACCGCGACTTCCCCGGGGTCTCCAAGGCGTGCCCCTCGTTCGATGCCAAGGCCGAATACGCCGACATTCAAAGCATTTGAACACCGTTCAATCATCATTCAATACGCACATGAACAAAGTCCTACTCTTCGCCCTCATCATCTTCCTTGCCGCCTGCGCCACAAGGAAGTCTACGGTGTCCGTCTCCGACACCGAGCAGACCGCATCCGTCAGAACGACCGCACAATCCACCGTCACCGACTCCGCCTTCGCCGTCCTCTCCGAGGCCTACGACCGCGACTCCATGTCCCTGCAATGGTCGTTCGCCCTCATCGCCGACTCCACGGGCCGACCGCTCTACCGCTCGACAATCATCAATGGTAGCCGCTCATGGGCGCGCATGGGTCGCCAAAACACCCAGTCTTCGGCCTCCCTCGCCGACTCATCCTCTACCCTCACCGCCGACACCAGCACCGTAAAGTCGGCACGCACCGAGACGCGCACCAAGCGAAGCCAGCCGCCCGACGTGCTCATCTTCATTTTCATCATCGTGGCTGCAGCCGCAGTTCTCACATTTCTCAAAGCACGCAAACTATGAACGTTATCGTAAAAGACGGACAGACCCTCGCCGACATCGCCATTCAGGAGTACGGCGCATTTGAGGCTCTCCCCGCTCTGGCACTCGCCAACGGCCTTGCCCTCTCCGACATCCCCACGCCGGGCACCGCCCTCACGCTGCCCGATGCCGTCTACAACCGCTCCATGCAGCAGTATTGCAAGGCGCGCTCGGTGTCGCCGGCCACCGCCCGCGACAACTCCGGCCTACGCCTCGGCATCTTCGCCCGACAGTTCCAAACGCAATTCCAATAGCACATGAACATTATCAACATTCTCCCGCATCCGCACCCGATGCCCACGCCCGACGGTTTTTCGCCCGACAATGTCGCCGCCGAAGAACTCGCCGACATCACCCACACCAATGCGCTCGGCATACCTATGGTGCAGCCCTTGCGCTTCCAGTTGGATGAGCAGGGTGCCCAGGAATGGCTCTTCCCCAACGAGCCTATGGTCTCTGTCTCGGGCGGACAGGCCCTCGTGCGCCGCAATGTCTCCAAGGGGCGTGTCCGCGGCACTATCAAGGAGCGGTGGGCGCAAAACGACTACACCGTCTCCATCAACGGTTTCCTCTCCACCGCCGACGGGTCTTATCCCTCCGACGATGTGGCGCGCCTCCGCGCCTTCTGCGAGGCGGGCTATGTGCGGTGTCTCTCCCCGCTGCTCGAGGTCTTCGGCATCTCGCGTCTCGTCATCGAGTCGTGGGACATGCCCTTCACCTCAGGCTCCGCCAACCAGAATTTCTCCATCACCGCCTACTCCGACGACATCTACAAACTCATCCTCTCTGCTGAGGACATCAAACTCTGATATATGGCTACCAACAAAACCAACTTCGACCGACGCGACATCGCCAAGTCGCTCTTCATCAACGGCACCTACACACAAGAGGAGATTGCCGACAAGGTGGGGGTCACACGGCAGACTGTCGCGCGCTGGATACGCGACGGCAAGTGGGATGACCTCAAGGCTTCCCTCACCATCACCCCGGCGCAAATCCTTGCCGGGCTCAACCGCCAGATCGTCGAAATCAACAACAATATCAACGCCCGTGAGGAAGGCCACCGCTTCGCCACCGTGCCCGAGGCCGACACCCTCGCCAAACTGGCTTCGGCTATCAAGAAGATTGAGTCCGACGTGGGCATCGCTGACATCGTCGATGTCTCCATACGCTTCACCAACTGGCTCCGGCCACTCGACCTCGACATGGCCAAGAAGTTCTCCGAACTCCTCGATGCCTTCCTCAAAGACCAGATGCACTAAGCCCCGTAGGGGCGTATGAATTGATGCCATGCCCCATAGCCCCGTAGGGGCGGCAGAGTATAGGATAGGGGTTCACCCCTATCTCCCACGGCATCCCCTATCATTGCCCCTGTAAGGGGCGCATAATTCAACCCATATACATCATGACCATAGACGACAAAAAAGCCCTCGCCCGCTGGGCGGAACACCACAAGGCCCTCATCGCCGACGTACCCGTCGAAGACTGGATGTCTCAGCGAGACATCAGCAAGAAGCGCATACGCCTCGAGGCCGACCCCGTGGAGTGGGTCAAGTATTTCTTCCCAAAGTATGCGAAATATGATTTCGCTCCCTTCCACGTCCGCGCCATTCGCCGCATCGTCGAGCATCCCGAGTGGTACGAGGTCTTGTCGTGGAGCCGAGAGTTGGCCAAGTCCACCGTCGCCATGTTCATCAATATGTACCTCGCTCTCACGGGCCGCAAAAAGTTCTTTGTCATCGCGTCGGCCACCGAGACTTCGGCCATTCGTCTCCTCACGCCCTACCGGCTCAACTTCGAGAACAACCCGCGCCTACGACAGTTCTACGGCAATCAGGTCACGCTCGGCCAATGGACCGACCGCGACTTCTCCGCACGCTGCGGGGCTAAGTTCGTCGCCCTCGGTGCCGGCTCTGCGCCCCGTGGTGCCCGCAACGAGGAGGTGCGCCCCGATGTCATCTGCCTCGACGACTACGACACCGATGAGGACTGCCGCAATCCCGAGACGCTCAAGAAGAAGTGGGACTGGTTCGAGGGTGCGCTTTACCCCACGCGTTCCATCTCCGAACCTACGCTCATTCTCTGGTGTGGCAACATCATCGCCAAGGACTGCTGCATCAAGCGCGCCGGCGAGCATGCCAAGCACTGGGACATCGTCAACATCCGCGACAAGAACGGACGTTCTACATGGCCGCAGAAGAACACCGAAGAACAGATCGACACGGTGCTGGCCAATATCTCCTCCAAAAACGCGCAGGCGGAGTACTTCAACAACCCGGTCTCCGAGGGCTCTATCTTCAAGAATCTTCCTTTCGGCCACGTCCCGCCGCTCTCGCGCTTCCCGTTCCTGGTCATCTATGGCGACCCGGCTTACTCCGACTCACGCAAGAAGGCATCATCTACCAAGGCGCTCTTCCTTGTCGGCCGTCTCAAAGGGGTCTACTACATCATCAAGGGTTTCCTTGCACGCGAACTCAACGCCAACTTCATATCCTGGTACTTCGACCTTGTCGATTATGTCGCAGGCCGTGCCCCGGTCTACTGCTACATGGAGAACAACAAACTCCAGGACCCGTTCTTCTCGCAGGTCTTCCGCCCGCTGCTCTTTGCCGAGAACAAGAAGCGGCACCGCGACCTCTACATCCGGCCCGACGAGCGCAAGAAGACGGATAAGGCTACACGTATCGAGGCCAACCTCGAACCTATCGACCGCAACGCACAGTGGGTCTTCAATGCCGATGAGCGCGACAACCCCCACATGCAGGAACTCATCAATCAGTTCAAACTCTTCGAGATGCACCTCCCATACAATGCCGACGGCCCCGACTGCATCGAGGGCGCGGTCACCATCATCGCCGCCAAGACGGCCGAACTCCAGCCCACCGTCACCATATCCTACGACGAAATCAACGAGTCTAACCCCTATAAAATGTAACCCCATTATGGACAACTTCATATCCACCGCCGACTACGACGCTACCATTCACCGCGAAATCCTCAACGCGCTCCTGCGTTCCGATTCCGCCGACTACGACCCGCAGATTGTCGAAATCTGCGAAGACCGGGCCGTCTCCGAGATGCGCTCCTATCTCAACAAGTCCTACGACTGCGACGCTATCTTCTCTGCCCGTGGCTCCGACCGGCATGCGCTCATTCTCATGTTTGCTATCGACATCGCGGTCTATCACATCTTCTGTCAGCACAACCCCTACAAGATGTCGAAGATACGGCAGGACCGCTACGACCGCGCCATCGAATGGCTCAAAGGCGTGATGAACGGCGACATCACCATCGACGGCGCACCACTCCTACCCGACGACACCCTCGCCGAAAACGCACGCTGGCGCACCGAGGCCGACGACATCCGACCCACCTTCCTATAACGTCACAGCCCACAAGCCCCGTAGGGGCGACCCACCACGGAACGCGACAACCCACAAGCCCCGTAGGAACAACGCACCACGGAACGTCGCAAACCACAAGCCCCGTAGGGGCGACAGAGTATAGGATAGGGGTTCACCCCTATCTCTCGCAACAACCCTCAACCGCTGCCCCTGTAAGGGGCGCATAATTCAACCCATATACACCATGGCAAAAAATAACCTCAAACGCCTCCAACGGCAAACCCAACAAATCACCCAGGGTGGCCTACGCCGCCCTGCCGGCACCCGCGAACCCGACATCATCCTTCAGATGCCCGAGATATTCTTCTTCGACATGCGCGCCTACATGTCGGCGGTGAACGCCGCCAAGGGCATCGACTTCTCCTCCCGTGTCCGCCTCTACGACATGTATGAGTCCGCGCTCCTCGACCTCCACCTCTCGGGTGTGCTGGCCAAGCGTCTGCGCGGTGTTACCCGTTTCCCCATAGAGTTCCAACGCAACGGTGAGCCGGATGAGGTCATCAACGCCCAACTGCGCTCCCCATGGTTCAAGCAACTCCGCCGCGACCTCATCCTCTCCGAGTTCTGGGGATTCACCCTCCTCCAGTTCTACCTCGACGAGCAGGGCAACATCCGCTACGACCTCATCGACCGAAAGCACTACGACCCCGTGCAGCGCGTCCTCCTCAAATACCAGGGCGACCAAGACGGCATCTCTATCGACCGCTTCCCCAACACACTCTTCATCGGCTCTGAACGTGGCCTCGGCATCTTCTGCGAACTCATGCCGGCTGTCCTCTACAAGCGCGGCGATATGTCCGACTGGGCGCAGTTCTGCAACATCTTCGGCATGCCCATCCGTGAGTACACCTACGATGCCGGCGATGAGCAGGCGCGCCGCCGCCTCCTTGCCGATGCGCGCAATCAGGGGGCAAACGCTGTCTACATCCACCCCAAGGACTCCGAACTCTCGCTCATCGAGGCGGGCAACAAGTCGGGCTCCTCCGACCTCTACAAGGCTTTTGCCGACTACTGGGACTCCAAAATCTCTATCCGTGTCCTTGGCAACACCCTCACCACCGACACGCAGGACACCGGCACGCAGGCTCTCGGCACCGTACACAAGGAAGAGGAAGACGACATGAACGCCGACGACCGAGAGTTCATCCTCAACATCCTCAACTACGACATGCAGCCCATCTTCGCCGCCCTCGGCTTCGACACCGCCGGTGGCGAGTTCATCTATGCCCGCAAAGACCGTCTCGACCCCACCACCAACCTCCAAATCGTGCAGGGCCTTCACAACATCGGCCTCCCTATGGATGACGACTGGCTCTACGAGACCTTCTCCATACAAAAGCCCGAAAACTACGACGAAATCAAGGCACAGCGCGAAGCCGAGCGAGCAGCACTCCAACAGGCTCTCAACGCGCCCATCAGCGGCGAGCATGATGAAAAAGAGGATGAAAAACCCGAGGCCAAACACCCCTCAAACACCGTTCAAAAATCATTAAAGAATCGTTTGAGCCGTTTTTTCTCCCTCGCCCCTACTACAGGGGCGGACACCGACTTCTGATTGACCGACTCTACTACGGTGCGTCCTGTCCCTGCTGCGAACCTCACACCCCGAGGTTCACGGCCGAGGTGGGCGTGTCCCTCTCCGTCATCGATGTCTTCCTTCGCAAGGTGCATGGCGGCTTCGACACCATGTCATCCATAGAGCAGGGCATCTGGCGCGAAATCCTCTCGCATATCAATGAGGCTACTGTCAACGGCTTGCTCCAGGCCAAGGCTGTGCCTACCCACAACGAGGCGTTCCTCTCCGCACTCCGCCACTCCAACGAGGTCTTTGCAGCCTTCAAGGTGCATGCCCTCCAGCAAGAGGTGGCGGCCAAACTCCTCACGCCCGACGGTCGCCTCAAGTCCTTTGCCGAGTTCCGCCGCGATGTCGAGGGCATCACCTCCCACCAGTGCGGGGCATGGCTGCAGACCGAGTACGACACCGCCGTCATACGCGCCCACAACGCCGCCGACTGGCAGGTCTACGAGGCCAACCGCGACATCATGCCCAACCTCCGTTGGCTCCCCACCACCGCTGCCGAACCCGAAGCGGGCCACCGCGCCTACTGGGTGGCACGGCTCAACCTTCCCATGGACGACCCCTTCTGGCAGCATCACCACCCCGGCGACCACTGGAACTGCAAATGCTCCCTCGAGCAGAACAACGACCCGGTCTGCCGGCCTTCCGACATCCCTTCCGACCCACCGCAGCCCGGGCTCGACAACAATCCTGGAAAAGACCACCATACCTTCTCCGACAACCACCCATACTTCCCCAGTGGATGCACCTCATGCCCCTTCAAAAACAAAGCAACTCTGAAAAATAGGCTGTCCCCGAAATTCCTCAATGCAAGGGCAAAGGACTGCTACGATTGCCCCTATATTGATAGATGCTTGCCTGGCCAAAACAAAGTGGAAAAGCAACGTACAGAGCAACAAAAGGCGGCGGCTAACATAAAGACTCTAAAAGCAACTCTTCATCCTTACAATGGAACAGTTCTGCACAATGGTGATTTCGTGTCGGGCAAACTCACCATCCTAAGGCGTTCTTTGCAGGATGTATATGAACATAATCGGGAAGACTTGAAACTTATGGCTTGGTTAAAGGACTTTGATTTGGATTGCATCCGTAAATGGAAGTACAAAGGATGGGCAGAGAATAGACCTTACGATTCGTCGTCTCCTAAGTTCGACCCTAACAACCCGAATAAGCGCAAACACCCGGAAACAGAATACTTCTTGTATTATTCGCTCAAAATCAGGGGCGACACTTATTGGGCAAACGTCAAAATGCACAAAGGCTATGGGGAGGTTTTGTATACTATTGAAAAGAAAAA